ACAATACTATGTCTAAAAAATATACATCAGGGTATCCCTCATCTTCTCTTTCAGAAGCTTCCCCCTGTTCTGTGGTTGCACCGCATTTAGGACAATTCATTGTTTACACTTGTGATCTCTATGACAGGTATCACAAAACTCCCCCCTGCATTTAACACAATCTGCTAACATTCCCGGTCTATATCCTGCACCGCACTCGTCACATTGAATATTATTCATAATTCTGCCTCACAGTTTTTACATTTTAAATTTCCAAAATGATTGTCTTCATTACATTTTTGACACGTTAAACGCTTAGTCATAATAAGTTTAAATATTTGCTATAATATTAATGTTTATGGAAACAGTTAAAGATCCACATGAAGATCAATGGAGAAAATTGTTTGAATTATATACCCAAAAATCTACTTCAGAAGGCGATATATATGATAGACGAGCAGAATCCTGTAGAACACTCCTAGATAAGTATTGCTAAATTTAAATAGACCGATACATTTATTAGGTTACATTGATTTCAAATGACGAATTTCATCGTTCTATAACTGAACAGATTAATAACATATTTAGAGTTATGAATAAACTCCACACAGAAACTACAGAAGAAATAGAGGATTTGAAGAAAGAAGTCAATGATCTAAAGTCTTCATATAATAGCCATGTGGCAGTTGCAGATGCAATAAAGGAAATAAAGACTAAAAACAAAATGTCACAAAAGCAAAAAATTGCTATAGTCTTTGGGGTAGTTCCAATAATCTTAACAATATATACATTATTTATGAATCGTTAATAATCCATTCACTTAAAGTCCAAAACAACTGTTCAACAAACCATTCTTCCTGTTCAACATTTGATATTAAACTTAAACCACACATTGACAATGCCTGATGCACACTTTCTTCAATGGAAGTGTTGATTAAATCTGCCTCACTAATATGATGATGTAATGTTACCCATGTTTGTCTTGATTCTTCATAGCATACTCCCTTTTCGTCAGAATCTTCCCGATTTATGAACCTGAAATTCTGCGGTTTCCATTTTTTCATAAAAATTAAAGGATTTACAATAATTTAAAGATTGTAGATCACGACTATGATCATGATCATACTATACTTATATACTATGAGCCTAAAAACTATGATCATATACTCATATAAAGTATGATCATATAGTCATATTTTAAAAAATTTAAAATATTTAGCTCATTAAATTAATTTTTTAAGCGACTCGTCTAATATAAGTCTTATGTAGATACTTTAGTCTTTTTTCAAGAAAGTATGATCATGATCATGATCATAGTAGTCTTTATAACAAAGTCTATCTTGTTATTATTATGGTAATTATCAACCCGCATATCAAAAAACAATTACAGGATTTAAAAAAAATACCTTACAACTCAATAAAAAGTGCATCAGCAGTAATTGTAGATATGCCAATAGGTCAGATGAAATCACATGATTTGGGTAGAGCATTATATGTTGTAACAAATGCCTTTACTGAACTTACACATAAACAGCAGGTCATAGTTAAAGTAATTAAGCAATCTCAAGAAGATATAAAAAAAGCCATTGAAAATAAAGACTTTACTAAAGAAGAATTAATTGATGAGATTAGGAAGATTGCTCTCGATCCTGCTGATGAAACACATTCTTCAGATTCCGATTCTTCTCAGGAAAAGGAATAGCAACACCCTTCCTTGCAATATAATAAGTTCCTTTTCTATTTCGTTTTCCATGATATGCACCAATGGCATAATTGTAATCAATGTCAAATTGTTCAACAATTACTTTAGGTTCATCATCTGATATGGTGTAAACTGTAGCAGTTGCCATAGAGTTAAATAGTGTTTGTGATATTAAAGAATTGTGGACATAACTAAACTGAAAGGTATTGGAGATGGAACAGCAAAAAAATTTGAAAAGAATGGAATTACTACAGTAGAGCAATTATTTGTTATTCCCCCACCCAAAGTTGCAGAAATGTTAGGCATAGATAATACTTCTGCTATGGAATTATTTAAAAAGGCAAGAGAAAAATATGACGATTCACCCGTATTTCAATCAGGTCTAGATGCTAAAAAAGAAGATGAGATTTTGGAAAAAGTTTCAACTGGCACAAAAGCATTAGACAAATTATTTACAGGTGGAATAGAATGTGGTGCTACAACTGAAATTTATGGGGAGTTTGGTTGTGGCAAAACACAATTCTGTCACACTATGGCAGTAAGGGTTCAACTACCAAAAGACAAAGGCGGTCTTGAGGGAAAATGTGTTTGGATAGATTCAGAGGGAACATTTGAGCCAACAAGAATAGAAAGTATTGCAAAATCTTTAGAGTTAGATGAAAGTGAAACACTTGAAAATATAATTAGAGCAAAGGCATATAATTCAGCAGATCAATATTTAATTTTACAAGAACTTGAGAAACTATTAGTTGAAGATAAGGAAATAAAACTCATTGTGATTGATAGTGCAACAGGATTGTTTAGACAGGACTTTAGCGGCAGAGCCATGCTATCTGAAAGACAAAAATATATGGATGAGTTTTTGACTATGGCTTCCAACATGGCTAATTTTCATAATATAGCAATTATATGGACTAATCAGGTAATGATTAATCCCGGAGTTTTCTATGGAGATCCTGTAACAGCAATCGGGGGAACAGTTCTTGCACACAAGTCAACATACAGGGTATATTTCAAAAAGTCAGGTGCATACAGAATGGGTAAAATGGTAGACAGTCCTAAGCACGGTCAAATTGAAGTAATGTTTGGTCTAAGTGAGGCAGGAGTAGTTGATCAAGAGGTTGCAGAGGAACTAGAGAAGAAAAGAAAGGCAGATAAGGCAAAAGCAAAGAAAGCAGAAAAAGAAGAAACTGTTATATAAGGTATTCTAAAGAATATATACAATGAAATGTGAAGCTTGTAAAAAAGGTGACCTAATACATACAGATTTTGTCTATGAAGGGGAAGATTTGTTGGTTTGTAGTAACGAAGATTGTGAAGAAGAATACGTTTAAAATCTTTAAATACTTTGGCACACTTTGGTAGAATATGGGGTTATTTGACAAGATTAGGGATAATATAGATCCTAGAAACTACCGTGTGGTAGAAAAAGACGACTATAATCGTGTTACCCAAGACCATTATGATATGAGAAAAGCCATAAATGACGAGTATTTACACTCAAATTCTAGGGCTAGTACACCATATCCGTTTCTAGATACACCAGATGGCAGTAAAATTCCAATGTGGCGTATGTCACCAAACAGAATGTATGAATTAGCAGATTATGTAGGGGATTTAAGAGCAGTTATTGAAACTATACAAAGAGAAATGTTTAGGAACGGTTTGCAAGTATTACCACGATTTGAACACAAATGTCTTGTTTGTTTGAAGGAATACGAGCAAAAACCACTAAAAGACTATGTTCCAATTAGTGATTTAGGAAACAAAGGTAAAAAAGAAAAACTACAATGTAGTGCTTGTGGTAATGACAATCCTCGTAAATGGTCAAAACCAGATCCAAAAAATAGACAGGTATTACAAACACTTTTAGATAAAAGAGTAAATAACAACCAGCAATCTCTTAAACTTGTTGCAAGACAGGCAGAAAGAGATTTAGATATTATAGATGGTTGCTATGTTTTAGTGTCAAGACAATGGAAATTAAAGACATTTGCCAATCCTGATCCTGAAACAGGTGCAACAAAACAGGCACTTTCCAGCATACATGAGAGTAAAATAGATGAAATTATTAGAATACACCCTATCCAATGCAGTATAATTGCAAGTGATGAGGCAACTTTGGGAGTAGGTGCAGATGGAAAACCACGATATATATGCCCACAATATGAGCATAGAGATTCTGTATTAGAAACACCCGTATGTCCTAAATGTGGTTGTGAATGTTTTAACGCATTTTTAGAAACCAACAGCGTTCCTTACGGTGTACCACTTAGTAGTCCTAAAAAGATGTACTATGCACAAAGAGAAATAGTATGGATTCCGGGAAAATATTATCCTGATGTATTGTATGGTAATTCACCAATTCAATCAGTATGGAAAAAAGTTCTATCCCTTATGTTCCAAGATGAATATATGTGGAAATACTTTGACAAGGATAGACCACCAAAATCTTTGCTTGTGATGGGAAGTAGAAATGCAGAATCAGTACAATCATTCATGGAAAAGCAACGTCAAGGTGCAAGACAAGATCCATATATGCCTAGACCAATTCTTCTTAATACGGAAAACGTAGGTCAGTCACTTCAGTATATTGACCTTACTCCAAACTTTAAAGAGTTGGAATTGAGTGATCTTAGAAAAGAACTAAGACAAATTATCTCAACTGTGTATGGTGTTCAACCTTTGTTCTATGGTGAACAGGCTAAAGCAGGTCTAGGAAACGAGGCACTTCAAGTTACACTTACAAACAGAACTATCAAATGGTTTCAAAGATTTTTGAATGAAAATTTCTTTAATGAAATTACTGACATAATGGAAATATATGATTGGAAAATTGAATTGGTAACAAGTGAAGAAATTGATGAACTCAGAGAAGAACAAGTCAGAGGACAAAAAATTGACAATACAGTAAAATTATATGGAATGGGCTTTGACGTAGCATTTGACGGTGAGAACAATATACTCATATCACAATTCCCAAATCCTGAAAAACAACAGGCTATGATGGGTGGCGGGGTAGGTCAAAATGAGGGAGAAGGAAACAATGATAAAACTAAATCCTCTGCACCAAAAAAAGAAGGAGAAGCACAGAATTTTGACGGTGAACCAAAGATTGCAAGACCAAGTGATGAAGGCGGTACTGGCGATGGAAGCCCTGCAAGTGGAACGGGAACAACATTGAGTAACAAAGGTATGACTAAAAAACAATGGGATAAGTTTCTAAAAACTTTAGAAGAATGAACGAAGATACTGAACTAGCAAAAAATATTATATCATATATGGCTAATATGCCTCATTTAACTGCTTATGACATAGTAAAACATTTTGAATCTCTTGGAGTGTCGCCTGAGAAAGTCTTATATATATTAAAAGAGTTAGATAATTGAAATGGGAGATTCAGATAAAAGATTTGGATGGACAGAAGACGGTTTAGATGCAAAAGATAGAATACAAAAAAATGATTTAAAAGAACGTGCAGGTAAGGAAAACCAACACACACGAAACCTAAGAGAAAGAGTTCAAGAAGATGAACACACTAGAATTAACAATTATAGTGAGGGTTATTGTTACGGTTGCAGTAAGGTAGACAAAGTTATATCAACTCTGATATATATGTGCGGGGAATGTATGGAAAAACGTGGAACAGAGGGATTGATGTGTTTGCTTACAAAAAAACACAATTATGAACTATGTGACATACACGCAGGATGGGAATTTGATGATGTATGGCAAATCAACTGTTCAATGTGTGACTCTTGTATGCGTAGATTACATAAAGTTCACAATGCTTATAGAGCAAAAGGGGGTAGAAAAAATGCTCCTGATGAAATTATGAAAAGAAAATACTATGCAAGAAATCCCGGAGAAGAATTTGGTACAGGAATAAGTAGAGATCAAACAAGAGATCAATCATTCAGATTGGGATAATTCTTTTTCTTTTTGGTCTATTTGTAACTCTAAATCTGCAATTTTACTTAGTTGTTCAGCAGTTGATGGCTCATCAAAATCTTCTTCCCAATGAAATTTAATCTTTTGTGTGTTGTAATCTATGATCAAATGTATTGAGTTATTTCCAAAATCATAATACCATTCTCCCATTATTGTCATTTTTTTTGCAGGTAACGCTGTTCCATAATAGATACATTTTTTGGCAAATGTTGGTTTAGTCCACGGTAATATTGACTTTCTTACCTCAACTCTTTTCTCTTTTGGGTTGTAAAAAAAGTTAGTTCTAGACACATGGACAGGCTCTTTTTTAAATCTAGTAGCATTTGTAGTGCCTACTCCCGGATGTATATGCACATATCGCTTCTGTAAATTAACATTGTCTTGCATATATTGCATATCAGTATAGAACCAAAATGAACGATTTTCGGGTATATCTATTGATTTAACCTCTAATCTACTATTAATTGAGCCTGAAAATGGATTTCTTTTATTAAATGTATATACGTTATCGTAGACGTAAAAGTCCATAACTTAGTCTTAATCAACACCTTTATATAATCGTTTCTTTGCCCTTTTATTATGTCAATCATAAAAAGACAAGATATTGCAATATCAGTAGTTGCACTTTCATTGTTCTCAGCAATACTATTTGTTGGCTGGGGAGCAGTAAAAGGGCTATTATTTGATTCCACCGTGCAAATGTCATCAGAACAATATGGAGCAATCTTTACCTTTGTATTTGGTATTTTGATTGGTTCAGCACTTACATACCTAGGTATTCGTGCAGGACAAAACGGTTCTACGACCATCTCACAGTCATAGAACAACCCAATTTTTATATACTATAACTCTTTTTTTATATACATGACAGAATATGTTGAATTTTCTGATTTTGTAACAAAAGGCTTAACTGTTGATACAGCGGATCAACGCAGAATATTCAAAGGTCATATAACTGCTGAAATCATAGATAGGCAACAAGAGTTCATTTTTGTCAAAGAAGTTATGAAAATTATGGAAGCATTTATGGAAGTAAATCCAGTTATATCAGATTATCACAGCAATAGAATGGTCGGCAAGGTATTGAGTTATGAACAATCAGAATACAAAGGTGTTGCAACCGTGTTAATTACAGGCGAAGTTTATAAAAAAGACGGTATTACATTGTATGACAAAATTTGGGATAAGGTTGTAAAAGGAGAATATTCAGGACTATCTATGGGCGGTGCAAGTAAAGAAAGAGAGCCAATTCAAAAAGATGGCAAAATGGCATTGGAATTAAGAAAATTAGAGTTATATGAAATTGCATTATGTGATACTCCAGCAAACCCATTTGCAGTAGTAGAATCTGTAAACAAGTTTGCAAAAGCAAATGGAATAGAAAAAATGGTAAAAGATTTCAACGGTAGAGAACAGATAAGATGTACTAGTTTAGGTTGTAAATTTGAGAAATTTGACGTAGAACAATTCATTGATAAGTCAAATGGGGAAGATATTAACGTTGATGTAGATGTTGATAATCATCAATATTCTTGTGATGACGATTCAAATATATGTAAATCATGCGGTAAATCTGAAAAAGAACATGGAATGGAACAATTTGACAAACCAAAAGAAGTAGAAAAATTAAATAATCAAAATTTAGTTAATCGAGCAGCTGAAACTAGAGCAGAAAATGTAGGGGAAGCAACAGGTAGTCCAAAAGAAACAAATGATTTAATGGCTAGTATTCCAAAAATACCTGCTCATGTTAAAAAAGATCACATACCAAGTACACCAAAAGATGATGATTATTTGGAAGAAGCACAAAACAAACAGGATAAAATTAACGGTAAAGAAATTACAAAAGATCAACCAATAGGCGATATAAATGCTAAAGGTGAGTTCCCTTTAAAACCAAGAACAAAACCAAACACAATGACAGATTCTAACGGTAATGTAAACAAGTTTGAAGCTCCAAGTGCATTAGCAGGATCTAAAAAACAATCAAAAATAGAGGGTAATATGGTACATGAAACAAGTGAAAGACGAGTAAAAGACCTTACTAAAATAGAAACACCTGTTGAATTAATATTGAAATTTGGGGTATCTGTTGTAAAAGAAGCATTAGAAGAAGCAGAAACCATACAATATCTAAAAACATTACATAAAAAATATCAACAATAGGTTTACAATTCATTCTAGTTTTAACAATTATATTTATATACTATAAAAAATTTGGTATAGTACAACATGACTACAGAAGAACAAACCACAGAAACACAAGTTTCTGAAGTTCAAAAATCAGATGATGTTGACACTTCAGTCACATCTATTCTTGCACAATTAGTCAAAGCACAAGAATCTAGAATCGATTCTTTCGAGAAAAGATTTGATGGTCTTGAAACCTTGATTAAAGAGCAGAATAAAAACCCTGTTGATCAAGGTGTAGAGGATGATACTCAAGCTCCGGCTGTATCAAGTCCTAACGATGTCGGTGATCCTGACAAATTAGGAAATACCTATGCACCATCTCCAAAAGATCAAGCTTCTATTGTTCCACCTCAAAAAGGTGAGTCACCAAAAACCGATGCTCCTAGTCTAACTATGGGTAAGGCAGATGATGAAGACAAAAAAGAAGAAGATAAAGAGGAAGTTGAGAAAACAGAAGATCATGATGAAGACAAAAAAGAAGATGTTAAAAAATCTGAAAGTTCTGAATACGAAATTGTAAAAACGGTTAGACCACTTTTGAAATCAAGAGGGGAAGAAGAAACAGCCACACCAACAGGATACCAAATCCTTAAAGCTATCTCTAGCGGTTGGAATGGTCAAACTTCAAGTGCAGAAGATGCACTCGTTATAGCATATAACAAACTAGAATCAGGAGAGTTCGGTAACGGACTTCCGGGTGGATACTAAAATGTCTACTTATCTAGGACTACGTTCTATTGATGAACTAGTAAATTATACCTATAACAGAACTCCTGACGAGATTTTAAAAGCAGGTTTCAGTACAACAGATCCCGGAACAGGTGGCAACTATAACCCACTATTCGGTGCTATGGCATGGGCAAACTTCAATATGGAAGCAAACATATTTGCAGCTCTACCAAAGTACGTTTGGGATTTCTCTGGATGGCGTATCTTCCAATCCAAAGCTCCAAATCTAACATCTGTCGCAGGTGCAAGAGATGGACTCGGTGGAACTATCGAAGGTGGAGCTATCGCTGGTGCAGTAAAGCCAGTAGTCCAAGAGATTACCTGTAAACCAAAAACCTTACAATATGTATTCGAAGCCTCTGAGTTATTGGAACAATTAGTAGACAATTCTAGAGATGATAACTACGGTAGCCTCGCACAACAAAGAGTTTACGCAAGTGATCAATTCAAAGAAAGAGTCAATCAAATGCTTACTGCAATTCCTACTGACGTAGTTGCAACCAACGCACTTGAAAGACTAAACCTTGAATCTTTAGATGTCATTGTTGCTTCACACGCTGAACAACAATTCGAAGCACACGCAAATCTTACCGACCTTTATAACCCTTGGAAGGGTGCTAACGGTGCAGGTGTAGATAGAAATGCAGGTGCAGGTACTTGGGATTCCACGGTAAAATCACCTTCAGGTACTCTAGGTACAGCAGATGTCTTGACAGATGCAGTATTAAGAGATACACTTGCAGATATTAGAATTGCCGCTGGAAAAGAGCCAACTGTAATGATTGGTGGACAGGACACATACTCCGAAGTTCAATCAATCTACATGAACGCTTACCGTATCCAAAACACAGCCGACTTGAGAACAGAATTTAGTGTTGGTGTCAACGGTGTTGATACCTTTACTGGAACAGGTGCAGGATTACATATATCCACAATATATGGACTTCCATTCATTCCTTCAAAGGATACCACCCAATCAGCAGAGGGATCAGTAGATGACTTGTTCATCTTAAACACTAGTGCAGATAAAAATGCTCCAAACAAACCATTGTTAGGTATGCAAGTACTCAAACCAATAGTTTATTACGAAGCAGGAAAACGACAACAAGGTTATCCATTCATTAACGAAGCTTTCACAGATAGAGCTTTGTATAATATGCTTGGTGAAACAACTTGTAGAAACTTCAAAGCACAAGCCAAGATTAGAGATATTGCTTCAGGAATCTAGGAAAACTAGAACTTTTTTTTATTTTTTTAAATTAATTTTAAAAAATTTTCTATATGGAATAAGAATTATATATCTATATATAATAATATTTATATATTAGTAAAATGTAAAAACATTACTATGGCAGTAACTATTACAACAAACGCCAAATATCAGCACTTAAATGCAGATAGATCCCACACCATTAAACCGGGCGGGGTAGGCGTAGAAAAAGAGATGGTTTGTGATATTGCAATTACTGGAACAGGACAATTTGCAAGTGGTTTAGTTACTTGTGATTTTACACAAGTAGGCTTTAAACAAGTCTATTCATGTATTATTGAACAAACTAATGACTTTGCATTGAATACTTATCAGTTCGTAGAAGCAGCTAATTCAGCTGCCGCTACAGCAAAAATCAACGGTAGAGTAAGAACTACAAGTGCAAATGTAGCTGCAAACAATACCTGTACTATGACCGTCATTATTCGTGGTGTGTAAGGGAAACCTTATATAACACTCTTTTTTATATTCTATATAATGGCACGAAATGCTCGTAAATTAGTAACTGCTGATGGAATAGTAGTTAATAGATCAGGTAAATTAAAATCTATAATCCCTGCAACAGCAGGAACAGGTAGTGTTATATTTTATAATGGTGCAAATAATGCCGCACCAGAAATATATAGACTTGTAGCAGGAACAGGAGTTCATATCAATTTAGAATTAAACTTTACAAAACTTTTTGCTGATGTCACAGGCACTTTAAGCCTTAATGTACTTTACGAATAATTTAAATATCATTAACTCAAGGCTTATATATGGTTAGGACACCTGCTTATTGCACAGCTACTAATATATCTGACTGGCTTAGAATACCTATTAACCCTAATACTGATCCAAATACTTCAATGATTAATGAAAATATAATGGACAACGAGGACAGAATTGACAGATTAACAGGTCATACATGGCTTGAAAATAAACAAGTAACAGAAGAATTTAGTGTAAACAAGTTATATGATTGGGGTAGAGGTATGCCTTTGTTCCCAAGAAAAAGAAATCTTAGGTCATTTGATTCCACAAAAGGGGATAAGTTTGAGATTTGGGATGGCGGTCAATGGGCAGATGAAACACCAACAAGTAACGGTGTAAATGAAGATCAAATTATATATTTCCAAGAAATTAAGGGTATCATATATTTAAGAGGTTATCTGTTCACAATACTTAGAACCAATAGATTCAGGGTAACTTACAGATACGGGGGAGATAATGAGGGCATTAAAGACGTTGCAGAACCAATACCAAGAGATATTCAAAAAGCCTGTAAACTAATGACCTGTCTTGATATATTGTCAACTGATTTCCAAATGTCACAAATTGCTTACGGTGGGGAAGGTAACATTGATAAAAACAAAGTAATGGATAGATGGCAAAAAGAAATTGATCAAATAATATGGAGTAGAAGCGAAATAACTTCTACATGGTGATATGGCTATACCACTTGCTATAGCAGCTTTTGTAGGTAGGGGTGCTTTAATGGCAGTAAGACTTGCTTCAATGGCAGCTAGAACTGCATCTCAAGCAGCTAAACAAGGAGCTAAAGCAGGTAAAAAAGCAAATCAAAAAGCTAAACAAGCAGGTAGGGCATATCAACAAGCAGGAAATCAACAACAAGAATATAGAGATGAAACTAATTTTAAAGAACAAACTATTTTTCAAACAAAAAAAGATAAAGAAGAAGCACATCAATCTAATTTAAAAGAGATTAACAGAATGACAGATGATATACAAAAAGAACTAATACAAAAAATACAAAAACAGATTGGAATGGATGATATAACGTTTACAGGTAATCTTAGAAAAAATATAAAAGGTGGATTTTGGGGTTCTTTTAAAACTGTTGAAGCAGATACTCCTTATGCCTATTTTGTAGAATTTGGTCTTCCACCGGGAAAATGGGTTAATTTTGATGCACTTCGATTATGGGTAGAAGGAAAATTAGGAATAAGTGAAGAAGAAGAATTAAACTCTGTAACATGGAAAATATTAAGAAAAATTAATAATAAAGGTATTAAGCCAAAAAGATTTATGAAAAAAGGTATAAAAGCCCTTATTGCTAAACGAGGTGTTATATCAACAAGAGGTAAATCAAGTGGAAGAAAGCAAAAAAGTGCTATTGGAAAGTTCTTTAGTAAGGTGTCTAAATTGAGTAAAACAATAAATAAATATGTAAAGAAAGCAGATAAGTTCATGGGAAAGGTAGGTAATATTAAATGACAGATGGATTTATAGGCTTAAATTTTGCTAATGATATAATTACATTACTTAATGGTAAGTGGAAGGCTAGTGGTGGAGCAAAACCACTATTTCAAACACAATGGAATATGAAAAATGTGGGGTTAGGCAGTAGAAATTATAATCAAGTAATTATAAGCATAGATGCTGAAAACCCACAGATATATAGTATGATGCAAGGTGATGCAACAGATGCTACCAAATTTACTTATGATTGGCTTCACGATGTTTCCATATCCATAGACGTTAGAACTAGTGAATCAGAATTAAGGGTAATGCAATTAGTTAATGAAATAATGAGAATATTAAAAACTAACGTTGTTCCTACCATAAATAATCGTACATATATACAAATGTTACCAGAAGGCATAACTTCATTGAATGAAGAATACAGAAACTTATATCGTTACCTGATAAGCGTGAGTGCTATAAAATTGAATCCATAATTCTTAAATACTATCTAATAAGTGTTTATACATGGTTAGTAGTGCTAGTAGTGCATACGTTATTAGATCTTTTGAAAACACCTTTAAATCAGGTGGAACGGTAGAACATTCTTTTGGGTTTGACTCCAAAATATCAGGACTTGAATGGTCTAATAATCAAGTTTCACTTCCTCAATTATATACGCCTGAAGTAGAAGCATTTCTTTACGGAAAAAATGCTGGTGCTTGTACTATTGAATATACTTTAGGAAATGCTTACTTTTTAACCGGCTTATTTAACAACCCTGTAACACAAGATAATACAACTAATAATACACAAGTAAAAAGAATTTGGAAAAGTGATCCAACACTTAATGCAAATATAAGAACAGCAAAATCACAACATTTAGAATTTGGAGCTGCTTTAACGGGGGAAAATGTTGTAAGAAATGCTAAAGGATGTATAGTTGAAAGTGTTAATTTAAAAACATCTATTGATAATCCAGTTTCCGTTACAGAAAGTTTTGTATGGGGAAAAGAAGATGCAATTAGTACAAGTTTAGATTCAACAGTACCAAACAATGCTTCTTTTACTGCTATGAATTTTGTTCATTCAACTGTAGAAATGCCTAATGGATCAACTTTATCTAAAGTACAAGATTTAGACTTGACAATAAATAGAAATCAAAAATTATTATATTCACTCGGAAGTCCAGATGCATCAGCTGCATATCCTCAGTTATTAGAAATGACAGGTAAAGTTACTATGGCATTTGAGAACGCTGATATTTTAGACATTGTAGTTGCTAGAGGAGAAATAGCAAGTTTTGAAGTTACAATTACAAACGGTTTAACTAATGCCGCTGAAAGAAGTTTGACATTATTGTTTTCAGGTATTGGTCTTTCAAAACATGGAACACCTACAGTTGCTCCCGGTGATTTGATAACTCAAGAATTTGACTTTACCTGTAGAAGTATAGTTGCAACAGCAGTTGATGCTACTGCAATATTTAACTGGACATAGATAGACTTATATAATTATCAAATTAATATCAATTATATGAAATTACATAAAGTAACTTTACCAATAGATGATAAAAATATTGAAATTCAATTTGCAGATGATATTCCGTGGGGAGAATTTCAAACAATAGTTAAAGAATCTAGTAAAGACGGTTCATTAGATTTTAATCAGTTTGCAGATAGATTATTACGAATTGCAGTTAAAAGTGAATCATTTGATTTCCTAAATCAAACAGAGGTAAAGAAGGTCGGAGCAAAGGAGATGACCGCCATTATTGGCAAAATGCTAGAGATACTCCCTTTAGGGATTTATATGAACAATCTAGGGATGGGAAGTGGGGGAAGCTTGGACAAGATTCTAGACCAGAAGCAATAGTAAATTACGTTTACGCTGTTTGTGCATTATTATTTAAATGGGATAAAGAGCAGGTTGACAGGCAACCTACACAATATTTGATTAATACAATTTCTATAAATATAGAGTTAATAAGTAATATGTTCGATAATTTAGGCGTTAAACAAACATGGTTAAATGATACTCCACTAAAAAGTTAGTTATATTTAAATAGATAGGTTAATTTTATATATCATGGGTGAGCAATATACTCTAAAAGTTGTAATAGATGACTCAAAAATAAGAGAATTAGAATCACGATTAAATAAACTAGGTGGTGGATTATCTGGTGGTAGTTCCGGTGGTTCAGCAGGTGGGGGAATTACTGGAATGTTAGGTAAATTAGGTGGTGCAGGTGGTGCAGGTGGTGCATCTGGTATGATGAAAAATATGGCTAAATTAGGCGGTATAGCTATCGGTATAATTGGTATTCAAAAAATGATGAAACAAATAACAGGTTTAATGATACAATCATCCCCAATGTTACAAGCTATGATGAAATTATTTAATACAACTGTAATGATGATACTTAGACCTTTTGGAGATTTTATAGGATTTTTCCTAAGACCAATAATGATATATTTATTAAGAAATATAGCTTTACCAATGTATCAATTATTAGCTCCACCTTTAAGACAATGGGGATCTACTATAGGAAATGTGTTAGTAGATTTTTTAAAAGATCCTATTGGTTCACTTACACAATGGTTCATAAGTTGGAATTGGTTTGATGGAATAGGTCTTAATAAAATTTTAGGCGGTTTAACTCTTATTGAAGATGTTCTTAAATTATTTAATATTGATCTTAGCGGTGTAAGTTTAGCATTATCAGAAACATTTACAACTGCGTTAGATACTATAACTACCACATTGACAACAGCATGGGATGGAGTAACAGGTTTCTTTACAGGTGCAAAAACTTTCATAGATGCAACATTACAACCTGCATGGGATGGATTAACAGCTTTCTTTACTTCAATTACTGATGCTTTTAGTAACTTTGTAGAATGGTTAAAAAATATACCAATTTTAGGTAATTGGTTATTTGGTGGTGGCGATGATAGTGGAAGTACAACTGTACCGGATAGTGGAGTAGGTGGTAATAATAGAGGTGCTGATAGAGGATTTAATAGTTCTAGTTCATCACAAACAATAGTGCTTATAGAAGGTGGTTTACAACTTCCGGGAAGTGTTAATGATATATCACCAGAAGTATTAGATACAATAGAAAGAGTAGGTAGAAATACGAGGTATGGATAATGGCAGGATATAGAATAGAAGTTAGAAAATTGAATACTGCTGGAACGGTTATTATAACTTATCAAATACCTGTATTTGATAATTTTAATTTTAGTATAAATTCCCCTGTAACACCAACACCTTTACCAGAAGAAGATTCTGAAGAACAAATATTGGTAAAAATAGAAGGTAACTCTACTACTGTAAACTTAACATGGAAACTGATAAA